TGTAACTGCAACAAATAGCCGCTACCAAAATAGGCCCTATACAATAGCTGGATTGGCGGAATACCTTGGATTTTGTTCGAGAACTTCATTGCTTGATTATGATTCAAAGATTGAGTTTCTGAACATTATAAAAAAGGCAAAGCTAAAAGTTGAAATGAATGTTGAAGAATTCCTGTTGGAGGGTAAAAATGCGGCAGGCCCTATATTCTGGTTAAAGAATCACGCTGACTATAAAGACAAACAGGAACATGAAGTTACCGGCAAAGATGGCGAACCAATTAGACATTTAATGGAATTACCTGATGACCAATTACTCATTATTGCAGCAGGCGGCAGCGCAGGAACTTCTCAAAAGAAGAAGAGCGCGTAAAAGTCTGTTGGATTACGCAAAAGCTATTGACGTTCCCGGGAAACCACTTTCCGAGAATGAAGACGAATGGCTGTTCGCACCTGTTGAAACTGGATTGGCGGCGCATCATGTTTTAATTTTGGAAGTTTTTGAAAAAGTTATCCTCGGAGAGATACCAAGGGGCATGTTTTTTTTACCTCCAGGTAGCGCAAAATCAACATATGGCAGTGTTGTTGCCCCAACATGGGCAATGGGAATAAACGCCGGGACAAAGATAATCTTGGCATCATACGGCGCTGATCTGGCACGCAAGAACGGCCGCAGGGCAAGACAAATAGCTCGATCTCCACAGTATAAAGCGATTTTTGACACAGTAATTTCTTCGGACACGGCGGCCGCGGATGAATGGGCAACGATAAACGGATCTGAATATCTGGCATGTGGAATTTTATCAGGCGTTACGGGTAACAGAGCGCATGGGTTAATTATTGACGATCCAATTAAAGGACGTCAAGAGGCTGATTCAGATACTATCCGCGCTCGGACATGGGACACCTACCAGGAAGACTTAAGGACTCGATTAGTCCCCGGCGGGTGGGAAATAATTATACAGTGCATGGCTGGAGATACTCAAATATTAATGGCAGATGGTTGCGAAAAGCCACTAAGAGATATACGGCAGGGAGACCGTGTAGCGACTTATAAAGATGGGAAAATATCTATATCAACGGTTAGTAAATGGGCCAATAGTGGTCCTGATAGGGTGTTTAAAATTAGCATGGAGTCTGGAACTTCCGTAAAAGCAAACGCCAGACATCCATTCCTTGTGGAAGAAAATGGAGAAAAGAAATGGCAGCGAACGGATACACTAAAGAAGGGGAGCATTATCCTAAAGGCTATTGGGGAAAATGGCGTGGAGTCAAATGCTCCGTTAATGGATGCGACAAAACAGCTAGCGGAGTTTGTGCAATCTGCAAACAGCCCCCAACAAAAAAGAACACCCGCGCCCATTGGGATAATAAGCTTTGTGTCGATCATTGTCACGATAGCGAAAAAGTTAGAGGTCTTCTTTGTAATGACTGTAATTTGGCTGTTGGCTACGGAAAAACTAAAGAGGTTCTTCTCGCTGCCGCTGAATACATACAAAATAACAAGAGATAAAGTGATTGATGTTATTGAAAGTGGAGTTGAGGATGTGTTTGACGTGCAGATTGACCAAACAGAAAACTTCATTGCAAATGGATTGGTGAGCCATAATACTCGTTGGCACGAGGACGATCTGGCCGGCAGAATTCTACCTGAAAATTACAATGGCAAAAGCGGATTAATCCGGTGTAGAGATGGGCGGGACTGGTATATTGTCTGCATTCCCGCCCAATGTGACCGTGCAGATGACCCTCTGGGCCGTAAGATAGGTGATTATTTATGGCCGGAGTGGTTCTCAGAGGAACACTTTAAACCGTTTAAAGCGCAACCTCGGACATGGAACGCCCTATTTCAGCAGAGACCTCAGCCGGAAATGGGAACGTATTTTCAAAGGGATTGGTTTAAAAGATTCAAACCGGACGAACTGCCGAAATTTTTGCACCTATACGGAAGTTCCGATTACGCCGTTACGGATGATGGTGGAGATTTTACAGAGCATGGAATTATCGGCGTTGCTCCTGATGGGGATTTGTGGATTAAAGACTGGTGGGCAAAGCAGACCGAAGCTGATGTTTGGATTGACACGCAGCTTGATATGATCAAAAAACACACGCCGTTTTGCTGGTTTGGTGAGGCGGGAGTGATCAAGAAAGCGATTAATCCGTTTCTCTATCGCCGAATGATGGAACGGAATATTTTCTGCAGGATGGAATGGATACCGTCAGTAAAAGATAAGCCCACAAGGGCAAGGGCATTTCAGGCAAGAGCGAGTGCCGGAAAGGTTCACCTGCCAGAAGGTGAAGTAGGAGACAGGATTGTTGATCAGTGCATCCGGGCATGGTCGGGAAGGCATGATGACGCGATTGACGTTCTAAGTCTGTTTTGTCTCGCGTTGGATCAAGCGCATCCGGCAATTGTCAAGTTTGATCCCACGTTAACGACCACAGCGCAAGCCCATATCTCTATGACCGACCGTGTAGTTCACGACACCTTTGAGCAGGCCGCGGTAGAGAATGCGAAAGAAGAAGAAAGATTTTGGAACAACGAAACAAATCAAGATGGGAGGACATACAGTGATATCGATGGACATTAATACAATAGTGATCATGATTATCATAGCCGTAGGCATTTGGGCAGCGTTTGAATGGGGTTATCGCATGGGTAAACGACACGGAGTTTTGGAATATAAACTGGGAATAGCGCCAACTATACCGGCGCCCTTCAATTTATTTCCCCAAAAAGACGAACCCTATCACGAGCGCGATCCATGGGATGAACAGAGAATCGATATCCCCGACAGACCGCAAGTAATTCAGACCTTAGCGGAGGAAGATCATGGATAGCGAACAATGGCAAATAAACGATATTGTAAGCCGCATAGGAACAGACGAACAAGTGATTAAAGAAATAAATCACGAATTTCAAACGTTGACCGTTGAAGTTATAAAAGCTGACGACCCGGACGAAAAAAGGCAGAGTGTTTTTGCCGTTGGAGATGAAGAAATTAACATGATGGATCGATATCTATTTGTCCGACGTGAGACGAAACCGGAGGATTTAAAAAATAGTGAGGATAATATGAGCGAGTTAGATAATTATTGCCAATGCAAAGAGTGTTTAAAATCAATCAAACAAGGCTGGGTACATTATTCCGATTGTGCTGTTCATAACGAACCTGCTTTCCCCGCCGGGCAGTGTGATTGTAATGGGATGGATATTTTAACAGGTAAGGATTTCAAAACAAGTAAGCAAACAATTTTCAAATGCAAATGCCAGATATGTGATGAGATATATGCCGTGATTGACCTAGAAGATATTAAATACCCACTTAACGGATCGATGTTTAAGTCACCAGATCCCGCGCATGGCGTTCCTGATCCCTTTTACCCTGGGGCTGAATTCGAGTATATGCACTGTCCCTTTGGCCAACATCGGCCGATGATCATGCCGAATACAATCTTATGCGACAATGGCAAGATTCTTAACGTACCGGACAGAGCAGTGCCCTTCTTCACGCCTTTAGGAGAAGAAAGGCAATACACACTTGACCGTGATCAAGTATTACCGGTCCCGATGATGTCAGAAGAAGTGGCCGGAAGAATAGCAAGGGGATTACCCGCAGAGGAGATCAAGACAGATGGCGAAACCGAGATTCAACAGGGGCAACAGACCGATCAAGAGCCCGTCGAAGAAAAGAAAGAAGCTAACAGCGAGCCAGCAGCTAATTATTGTGTCGCTTGCAAGCGGGAATTCAACAATAAAGCAGGATTCCGTAACCACATGAGGATTAAACATAAGATAACTAATCCGGAGGATTATAACAAATGAAAGTCTTTGTTTATCAATTCGATCACGATGGAGAATTGAAATTATTCGGTAAGGAAATAAATATCAGCCAATACGGGAAGATGTCCGCTGTCGGCACAATCGATCTGCCTATTGAGTTGTTTGCAAAAGAATTAGCCACGGCAGTTATTGACTCCGCAAGAGAGAGTTTAATAAAAGCAGGAATCCCAACGGATGCCTACGATATTAAAATTACCTATAAGCAAAAGGAAATCTCCGAGGACAAGGTGATTGCAACACCGGAGGTTATAGAAAAAGTAATTAAATAACAATCAGGGTTCCAGCAGACTGATCATCTAACGGACGAAAGAACAAATGAACGGCTTACAGGAGCCTGTACTTCTGTAACGCCGTTTTTTTGTTGCCCTGAATAGGAGAAAATACCATGCCAGATCAATTTGAGACCGCCCTTATCCCGCCGGAGGGTGACAAGAACGTCGGCAAAAGAGTCTATCAAGTACTGGGGGCTGTTATCGCTGACAAGCAATCCCTCGGCCTGCCGGAGATGTATAATAGGAATTATAGGTTGGTGCGGAATCGGCACTGGAAGCAAGCCAACTCGGAAGAGGTTCCACTATCGTCCGCAAACTTGATCCATACTCACGTCATGCGTTCAGTCAACACGCTGACCGACAACAATCCAAGCTTTGATGTGTCCGCTAAATTCGCCATAGACGACGGAGAATCACAGAATATTGCTCAAGATTTACAGAGAATAGCCGAAGATTGGTGGATGGACACAGAACAACAGGGTATCTTTGAATCGTCAGTCAATAACGGGGAGATGTATTATATCTGTATTGAGAAATGCGTATTTAATTCCGAGAAGGCCGGCGGATTGGGTGATGTCGAAACCCGTGTTGTCGATCCAATGTTCTTCGGCTGGTATCCGGTCAAACTCACAAGCCTTAATGAATTACAAGGCAGGGAAGCGGTCGTAGAGTTCTGGATTGATTCATGCCGAAGCCTAAGAAAGAAATATCCTACGTTTGCCGAAAAGATCAAACCCGACACCGCCATTATCAAAGAGTTGGGAGACGAGCGCCGGGACCTGAATTCTAATGAGAGCAAGAAAGCGAACAATCTTTTGCTCGTTGTTCAATCAGTGGTTCGGGCAGTCGGTAATTATTTTAAAGGGGCTCAGGACATCACCGATATTGACAACGAAGAAACCGTCGTTTGTGAAATGTGGGTGCGCGACGATTCAACAATAGAAGAAAAAGATGAAACCGGACAAGTAATTGGAACCAAACCTAAATACACAGGAGGAATTCGTTATATCCTGATTTGCTCAGGCGGCGAAGTTGTCCTCGAAGACAAAGACAATCCAAATATTAATAAAAACCTACCGGAAGAACAACAACGGCAGACCTATCTTTTCGACAGATTCCCTTATGGCGCGGCTAATTCGATTACAGACACATCTAATGCGTGGGGACGGGGAGATATAGAACAGATCGAT